TTCGTGAAGTTGAGCGTCTTGGTAATCAGATAGGTGCCAGCCGGCACGCTGATCCGAGTGGCGCCCGAGTTGATGGCGCTCTGGAATGCTGTCGTATCGTCAGTTGTACCATTGCCGGTTGCCCCGAAATCCTTTACCGAGACCGAATTTGAAAGCCGTGCCTGGACAGTTTCAGCGACGGCGCCAGTGTAGGGCGCAGTATAGGAAAGCTTGGATGCCTCGATCCCTGCATTGGCGGCTACGGTGGAATCTGTAACTGTCCCTGTTCCGGGTGCACCAATACTGACTGTAGTGCCTCCTTTTATGTAGATAGCTTGAACACCAATGGGGATAGGAGCATTGAAGGTCAACGTGAAATTATTGAGGCCAAACGTATCCTCTCCCTGCGAGGCAGCATCGAACTGGATCCATAGATTCGACTTGCTGCCATAGAAACCGACCAGGGTCAGGACCGTGCTGAATCCAGGCGCAAACTGATCTGTGCCTGCCGAGGACATTGGCTCAGAGGCGACGGTTTGCGGTGTGCTGACGGTCCATGAGGTACCGGCCCCCCCCGTGATCGTCGTTCCTGCGGTTACACCAGCGCCGAACAACGTCTGACCAATGGCAACCGATCCGGTCACTCCGCTGATAGTCAATGCAGTTCCAGTGATGGAACCGGTAAATGTTGGTCCGGCCAGGAATGGGCCTTCGTCGGTCATGCTGCCTGTTTCTGCCCCGCCGCTTGTGACATTTTCGGCAACCCAAATTTGATTTCCGTGTGCATCGAATAGCGTGAAGGTATAAACGACCGCATCGAAAAGGAAAAGCTGACTCGATACACCGGACGAATTGGAAATCTCGCCACGGGAGTTCAAAGGGATCGGATTAGGCAGCGGAGTGCTACCAGCAGCATCCTCGAATGTTGGATAGTTGACGCCGCCAACCTGGGTTAGCAGACTTCCACCGACATTTGGTAGCCCCGCATTATTGAAAAATTGCAATATTGCGTCAGGTGCCTGAACGACAGACGTTCCCATGATATTATCCAGAAACAGTATTTATGGTTAGGAGCGGTAGATGCCGAATAAAAATACACGGATCCAACCGGGCGAAGTTCATGGCGAACTGACCGCTATTCGAAGAATTCCTAGGGGATCGGGGGATGGGAAGTCGACGCAGTGGCTCTGTAAATGCTCTTGTGGAAACGAAAAAATCATCAGTGGTTTCCGGCAAAGCGTGCTCATATCTTGCGGATGTGTTACTCCGACAGGAAGGAAGTATATTCGGAGCGGAAAATCTAATACGCCTCTTTATTGGGTATGGCGAGCAATGATAGATCGCTGCAACAATCCGGAAAATCCAGCCTTCCATTGCTATGGTGGCAGGGGAATAGTCGTCTGTGATAGATGGCTGAATTTCCCATATTTTCTCGCTGACGTCGGAGAAAGGCCCGGGAATCTCGAAATTGATCGCGTCGATAATGATGGGCCATACGCGCCGAATAATTTCCGTTGGGCGACCAGAAAAGAGCAACTCGCTAATAAGCGCGGCGGAAGAGACGAAAGAACGGGCCGCTTTACAAAGGCATAGGGAAACCATTAAGGATTCCCCTTTGTTTTATTGAGTAATTGATTGAGCGGAACCGACTTAAGTCCGGCACCCGGCTCAAGCGAGCTGGCCACGGATTTTGCATCAGCACGCCTTGCGAGTGCCTGCCGGGTCCATGTTCCAACGGGAATCCCATGAGCCGCAACGTTAGCCGCACCCTCTGCCGATGACTTGGCAGCGTTTGCGACCGACGCAACAAATGTGTTGCTGTTATTGACATAGCTGCCTCGCGGTTGCTCCTGCGTGTAGCGCGCAACATTGCCGAGTTTCTCGACCGTCTGCGATGCCTCTGGACCGAGCACAATGCGCGTCTTATCGCCCAAGTTTTGAAGGGATTTATTCAGGCCCGCTTGACTGATATTCCCCGACCCAGTGCGTAGGTCGACACCGGCCTGGCTCCTGATATGGTCCATCAACCCGGAAGCGACGAGCTCCGAATTGACCGGATCATTCGACAGGTTCTGCATCATGTTCTGTACGTTTGAAGTCTTCCCGCCAGCCACGTACTTGCGCACGAAGTCATCGGCCAGCGCAGAAGGCTCTCCCGCGGGCGCTATATCGTTCACTGCGGCTTTGTAGGCTGGGTCCGAGTCCATCGCTTGGAAACGCGCTCGCGCACTCGCCTGCGCGGTCTTGTACGCTGCGAAGGCGTCCGATCCCGCCGCCGAAGGGTCAAGCTGAGAATTCACGACGCTATCGCGCAGTGCGCCGATGTCGTGCCGAACTGAACCATCCGTGGCGCCGCGCATGGCTCCCGAGAGCGTTTTATCGATATCCATCAAGTCGCCGACATTCATCGGACGCACTGACGAACCGTTCTGCTCGAAGCCAGCCGGGAGAGATACCTGATTGGCGCTTGCGTCGCGGAAGATCTGTTGAACGTTAGATGGCAGCGCATTGAACCGTGTGGGACCGATCTGCGAAGCGAAATCTTTCATCTGCGGCGCAGCGTTGACCAAAGCGGGTGTGCCGTCGGCGCCGCGTGCCTTGGAATACAGATCAGAAATCTGCTGCGTGATCGGCGCGTCCATCTGCTTGTATGCATCAACAAGCGCTTGTCCCGTCGGCGCGCCAGAGGGAACATTTACGTTTGGCGAGACTTGATCCCGGATCGCACTGAGGTTGTCAGCGATCTGGCCATTCTGCATATTGAAGCGGTTCGCCAGTTCAGGGTTCTTTCCTCGAGCATTCAATTCGTCGGAGAGTAAACGCACGTCGCTACTCGCTTGTCCGGCAGTCAGATCGATCGGAACTGGCAAAGAACCGGCCTCGATGTGCCGGCCTGCTGAGACGGGGTTCAAGGTGCCACTCTTTTCCGCCGCGGCAATTTTCCCGACAAGCGCATCGGGAACGCCCTCGGCCGCAGCCTGCTGCGCGAACGAGGTTCCCGCCGCGCCCATACTCGGACGGCCTGCAGCACCAGCGCCTACAACAGGTATAGATGCTTGCCCAGCAGCTTGCTCGGTAGCGACTTGTTGAGGCGTCTTGATCCCAGTCGCCACGCTGGTCGCGTTCTTGAGGTCGCCCGCTGTCTGCCCAACTGCTTTCGCGGCATCAGACGCTGCATCTCCGACAGCGCCAGCCGCAGCCTTTATGCCTTGGCCAGCAGCAGAAGCGGCGTAGCCGATTTCGTTCGCCACGCCTTTCGCTAGCGGAGCAGCGAGGTGAGCCGCACCGGGGACCAACATCGATGCAGACCCCACCATATTGGAAACGTCTTGCGGCGGTAGACCGGTTGCACTGGCCACTGCATTAACGCCTTTCCCGACCACATTGCCTACGGCCTGCGTAGCTTGCTGTGATGCTTCATTCTGGTACTCGGGCGTGTTGGTCACGCCGAAAGCGTTGCCGACAGGATGGACTGATCCGCCGAAGTCGCCTGCGGAGCTCTGCTGCGCTTGCTGGGGATTCTGTCCAAATGCACGACGAACAGCGTAGTCAGCGGCGCCAGCAGCAGCGCCAGGAGCGCCTAGCACTGTATCTGCGAGTCCAGCCGTCGACCGGCCTAGGCCAGCGAGAAATCCGCCTTGCGCCGGAGGCTGCTTATCAGGTGCGGGCGCGGCAGGTTGCGCAACCTTCGAAGGTTGCGATGGACCCTGCTGGAGCGTCGAGAATAGATCCGACATTGGACCCGAGTCGCTCTGTGGCTGAGCACCGGAGTTCGACTGCCCTGGAATCGTCGGTGCCGGCGCGCTTTGCTGGCCCGTTACACCGCTCATCGCCTTCGCGACATACTGTGTAGGGTCGGCGGTCTTGAACCCGCCATAGGCCTTCAAAGCGCCTTCATAGCTGCCGCCGTTCTGCCCTTTGAGTTGCTGCAAATAGTAGTCGGCAGCATTACGCGCTTCTTGCGGGTCGAATGGGTTGAACTTGACGCCCTGCTTTTGCAGCATGGCTACAGTGGATGGGGTGAATTGGTACGGACCCATGGCCTGGGTTTTCGGGTTAATAGCATACTGGTCGCCGCTGCTTTCCTCGCACGCGAGATTGTCGAGCAGCTTTGCTGGCGTGCCATAGCTCTGGGAGGGACTGAATGCGCCACTAGCCGACGACGCAGCCGGCGCTGGTCCGGCCGGCGACGCGCTCGGGTTTCCGCTTTGGATCGTGGCGAGCAGATCGTCCATTACTGAGAACCGCCAGTATTAGACAGTTTCTGGAGGTTCTGAGCCTTCTGCATCATGTCGTTGTAGCCTTTTGAGTTCAGGCCGCCCAACTGCTTAACGATAGCCTGCTGCTCGCCAGTGTCACCAGCCTTGATCGCGTTGTAGTACTTGAAGATGTTCGGGTCGAAGTTCGCGCCCCATTGCTGGTCGAACTGGCGCTTGGCGATAACGCCAGCAGACGGATTCGCAGCGATGGCGCGTTCTAGGCCAGGCTGATACGCCTGTACGCCAGTCGTAAGAGCATCGTTCAGCTTCGTCACTTCTTTGATAGCAGCGGGCGTATAGCCAAGCGAACCGTTAGCCTTGATCTGCGCGTCTAGACCAGCATTTGTATTCGGCCCCATCGACTGTGCTGCCTGCAATGCGGAGCGCTCCAAGCCCTTACCCACCAAGTCATATGCAGTTGCCGCATCGGTATCTTGGCCAAGCCCAAAGACGTTGAGGGCGGCGCGTGCCTTCTGGCCGACAGCGCCGGTTGCCGCAACGTTATCGATATTCTGCAGGACCAGTTGATTGTTGGTGTGAGCAGAAGGAGCGCTTGTGTATGCATTGCGCGCCGCCTCGCGCTCGGCAGAGAGTCCGGGAATCGCTTGTGCGTCTCCGGGTTGCGGGACGTAGACGTTCTGCGTCGGCGCATTCGTGATCCCGGTAACTTGCCCCTGTCCATTCTTGTTGACCACAGTGGGGCCACCGGTCAGTGCATTGGTGCCGACTTGCGAACGCTCACCCAGCGGGATGCCCTGCGCCGTTTCTGGTCCGACCGCGCCCATTGGGACAGCGGAAAGCGGATTAGTCTGTACTGCCTGGACGCCGCCGCCTGGGCCGGTTGTAGTACGTATGCCCGGTGTTTGTTCCGCCACCGTAGTAGCCGCAGGCTGGAATTGCTGAGCCAGACGCTGGATTGCCATATTCCGCTGATCCATAGGCATCTGCGGATTGAGGTTTTGCGATAGTGCTTTGACGCGTGAGACCGCACTAGCAGCAGTTGGATTCTGCTGCGCATACGCATCCAGAGCCGGCCCAACCGTCGCCACAGGATCGGGCGAGCCGACGCCTGAGCGAATGATTCCGGATAGATCATTGTTCACGTTCTGGCTCAGTCCGCGGATTGAGTCATTCAGTTTGATGTGATTATCCTGCGTTTGGATGATCGACTGCAGCACACCTTGCCCCGTCAGAGGCAGCGATGTATTGGCAAATTTCGACATCGCAACCGGATCAATCTGGCCGCTAGAGTCTTTTACTGAGGTTCCATCTGGCGCCGTGCCACTTGCTAACGTTTGCTGCAATAGCTGCCGCTCCTGCATCTGCTGCTGAGCCTGCTGCGCTTGCGCTTGCCCGACCTGCAACTGTTGCTGCTGATTCTTGAGACTCAAGATCCCGGACAACGATTGTGTAAGCTGGTTAGGGTTCGGCGGTGTTATACCGGTAGCGACTGGGGAGCCGAAGTCGGGCATGATTTCTCCTTAGAATCCAGCGTCTTCAGCAGTTAGGCCGGCAGGAGTGGCACTCCCCTGAATGGCACTCCCTCCCTGGTTAGCGCTCAATATGCTATTCAAAGCAAAAGCGTTACCCGCGCCACTTATTCCGGCTCCAGCGGCATTTGCCGCACCCACGGTACCGGCCGCCTGTGCCGCGCCGCCTGCTGCAGTCGCCTGAGCTGCACCGGTTCCCAGTTGCGTCCCTGCCGTCCCAACATTGCTCGCCGCATTCTGTCCCAAGCCAGCGATGCCGGAAAGGCGTGAGAAAATATTATTCTGCGCAGTCTGCTGAGTATTAAAGTTCGTCGTGTATGCGCCCAACGCTTGATTGTAATAATTGTTGTAATACTGCTCGGCGTTACCAGTTGCATAGTTGGTCAAAGCTTGCAGGGCAGGTCCAGACAGCGCCCCAACGTTCGGCGCTATTGCGTTCTGCGTCTGCTGCAATCCCTGGCTTTGAGAAAATTGATACCCGGGCGAACTTGTGATGCTCGATGGATTGAATGAAAACGGCGCTGGCCCAGCTTGCGACAAGTAACCATTGCCAGAGCCACCGGGCGTCAGTCCAAGCAATTGCGACAGTGAATTAGTTGCGCTGACCCCAGCCGACATGAACGGCTGTTCCTGCCCGTTGATGGTATTGAACATCGCCATCTGCTGAGCAGAGGCAGCGCTATCTGCGCCAGCCTGCGTATTAGCAGCAGACTCAGCGCCACTTGCAGATATAGCAGCGCTGCCAACCGTAGCGGCCCCAACTGCGATTGCAGCACCTACCATGATTTTTCTCCTAACCACTTCTCATGCGTGGTCTCGACGGGTTCAAAGCCCAGATACTTGAATAGCGCAGATGCATCGTGATCTATCTTGCTACCCACCGCCCACCGCACTACGCCGCGGCGTCTAAGTTCATCCTCGACGAATCGAAACATCCGGATGCCCAAGCGACCCTTGCGTCGATCTGGCTTCACATAGAAAATGTCTGGCGAGCAGGTCAGGCAGGTTTCATAGTGGAGCGCGGAAGCGATAAAGCAAAAGAAGTACGAGACGATATCACCGGCTTCGCGACCAACCACAATCATCAATGAACCATCAGCTTGGCGATCCTCGTATACCTGCGTTCTAGGCTTTAGCGGAACGCCATGCGCCACGTGGGTGGAAATTTCCACATAGTGCTCCTCTAGCAACGGCTTCATCTCGCCGTACACGTCGGAGAACCGCTCGATGGAAAAGGTGATCACGAAAACCTCAGATCGATGATCATGTGAATGCGGTCATTTGCGCTGTTATTCGTGACCTCATGCTCAATAGCATTTTCGAACCACCATAGTTCGCCAGGCCGCATGTGCACTTGCTCGTTGCCACATCGGAAAACGTTACCCGGCTCCGACTGCAGAACTAGGTGATAGCGGTCCCAATAGTCCGCGTGCCATTTCGTATCTGCATGAGGAAAAATATGCCCGCCTGGAGCGATGCGGTTAATCATGCAGCGCCCTAGCCGAGTTGCTCCCATACCGCTCATTAGAGCGCTGATATGTGTCCGCGCCTCCGGCAACTCATTCATTTCTGGTCGCCACGGACATTCGTGGAGGTCATGGCCTGCTAGGCGATTTTCTTCGTAAGCCTTAACTTCCGAATCATCAATAACCTGCAATTTGTCTTGGAACCGAAGATAGATCGTATCTGTCTCGCCAAACGGGCCTTGTGGAAACTTTCTAAGGAAGTCATCGGCTTTCCATAGTTCGGGTTTTCGGTACAGCGCATTTAGAAGCGGCGCGACCGTAACACCTTCGAATATTTTTTGAAAGTTCCGCATGATCGCCTACTGGATCAGGACGCCGGAAGCGGTGAATGACACAGACGTAGCGGCGCTAGAGAAGGCGCGTAGCTGTGAGCCTGCAGGGATGACAGCGCCCGCGAGTTCAGGCGATACGTAGGATTCGCCGGGGGCAATAGTGCGTGCAGAGATCATTGATGTTGCTCCGAGTGCTCCACCGGTAGAGATACCGGCAGTGATTGTGACTGCACTCGCCGTGGTGTTGGTGAACACCGCGCGACCAATTTGGGTCGATGTCTGCGTACCGGAAGTATATACGGACGTGTCGACCGCCGCTAGTTGCTGTGGCGCGACAATTTGAACCGGCGTAATCGTGGTCATGAGGTCTCCTAGTCCGGCAGAAATACGACGAGAGGCAATCCGGTATACGTGATACGAACTTGATCCAAGCGCCGCAATGGAATTAGCCCACCAAGCGAACTGAGCGTCGAGGGAACGGCACCTTTCACGAATACATTCGCGGTTCCGACTGGAATCGGCGCGTTAAACGTCAGCGTGGTGCCGCTCAATGAATAAGTATTTGGCCCCTGCTCAGCCGCATCAAAGGCTATCCAGAGATTGGATGCGCTGCCATAGGCCTGGGAAAGAGTGAGAGCGGTAGTCGTGCCGGGAGTGAAATCGGTGCCAGCCACAAAACCAGGCAGGCCACCAGACCCCTTCTCATCAGTCAGAGCGCCGATAACACCTGCGCTGGAAAGCGTTATTCCGGTAGGAACAACAATTCCCTGTCGGATAATTACGATCGATGACGCGACGCCATTGCTCACGGACAGGGTTCCGTCATGAAGCGCGGTATAGGTGAACGGAGATGCACCGACAGTGATATTCTGTGCTGGCTGAGCACGTGGCGAGGGGTCTACAAGAGCGCCACCAGCGATAAGCGTGGCCAGATTTTCCAGTCCTCGGTATGCCTGCGGGACATCCGCACCTTGCGCGAATAAGTTGGCCGCATCCAGTGCGTCGAACGGAGAAACAGGTGTAGTGCCGCCGCCCCCGGATCCAGTCCCCAGCACCTGTACACCTAGGTTATAGAGGAACAGATACCAGTTGATGTTCAAAAATGCAGGTGCACCCTGGCCGTCGACCGAGATAGGGACGCTTTGCGGAGGAATGAGAGTAGGCAGACCGCTCATGCTGAACTGAATGCTTTCATCGTTGCACCAACAAGGTCGCGATTCACTGGATCGATCACTTCCAGATCGACCACATTATCCCGGCCCCAGCCTAGCTTGCGCCACATCGTGCGTGTGCGATACTCACCTATTGCACCCATCGGCGCATACATACGATCGCCGAATGTCCTGCCGCCATCGCGAGAGATCGAGAGTCCGCAGCGCGGATTCGTACCCATGCCGCTTGGGTTGCCGACCCCAACGTTAAAATCGAGTTGTAGGCTTTGCATGAAAACACGTCCGCGTTGCCCGCCGTCCCAAATATGTGGTGCGCGTCGCTTTGCCAGCAGTGGCCAGCCAGCATCGGTATAGGCGGCTCTCGTAAGTTGGTACAGAGCCCCGTTTTGATAGTCGCCAACGACGCGCATACCCTGGAAGTTCATGAATGCGTTCGAACGGTGGCGATGGAACTCCTTTGCATACGGATCGTACGAAAGGCGCTTGTGCAGCAGCCCTGATTGCCCGTCATAGCACCAGCACGTGTCTGCGGTCGGGAATATCAGCACATAGAATTCATGCGTGTCTTCCTGATAGGTGTATCCGATTGCGTCGTCGGTGGTCGCGTATGTGGCCACCTCCGCACCGAAAGAAGGCGTAGATATGACCTGATCGAGAAAGCCTTGCGTCCGCACGATCACATTCTCGCCGCGCTCCGACCGCCCGAACCAGATCAACCCTTCCTGACCCTGGGACCCATAGCGAGCCACCGAGTGTTTAGCCTTGCAACCGACCTGCAAAAGGGTGCCGACAATGCGCTGAAAGGCAAAGGTCGCGCCTACACCACCTGGCGCGCCGCCAGCGTTGTACCAAATCTCTGTCGTCTTATCGCCTATCAACCACAGCAGCTCTTTGTTCTCGATCACGGCCACGAGGTTGTCAGCCGCGGCATCCTTGAGTGCGAAGAACAGCGCATTGAACGTCAGGCTATACGGCTGCGAGTTCGAATAGAACGTCTGTGTGCCCGGCTTGTTGAAGATCCACCAACCGTCGATATAGGCAACCGTATCTGAGCCTAGAAAACTCGGATCGTTGATCTGAGTGAAGGCCTGCGTCGCTATGTCATAGAGATAACCGTTCGGGCCATCTACGATCACGGCGTTGCCGCCGCCCGTATTGTTGTCGCGGATGTGCACGGGGCCGGTGCTGGTTTGGAGCGTACCGACCGAAGTCAGAGACAAGGTGGGAAACACGGTGGGCGCCGTCATTGTCGCAGTGACGAGATAGCAAGTGTTTCCAATGACCGCTAGGGCTGTCGTATCGACCGTGCTACCCGTCCCGTTCGGCACCGTGTCGTTATTGGCCGGAAGCTCCCACAGCCCGCGCACCTCCAGCGAAGGGCCGGAGTACGGCATGGGCCACACGGTCATTGTCGAAGTGAATCCGGGCGCACCGGCCCCGGCGACAGGTGCGGCGACAAGTTGGTTTAGGCCTGGGCAACCCAGCAGACCAAGCACCTCTTTGGAGTTGCCCGGATCGACCTCGGCGTACATGTTGATGCACATCTGATCGTCTTGCAGATGGTTAGGCGCATTGTCCTGACCGCCAGCCAGGCCAAAATCACCGAACAGGTTCAGAGGTCCGTTATTACCGCCTGGCATTATCGGTAACCTCCATGAGTCACCCATCCGCCATCGGGCCTGTTCCCTCGCGACAGCTCACGGTCATAGTTCGACACGTTCGCCGGCTTCGCATTGAGCGCTTTTACAAACTCTCGCGCCTCCTTCGCATTCAACGTGATGGCCGGAGTAAGCGGGAAGCCATACTCCGCACAGATTTCTTTCGCGAGCAGCCACTTGAGCATTCGGCTGTAGCCCTGAGGCATGACAAGGACTTGCTGCAACGTAAGATTTTGTAGGATCGTATCCGTGAACAGATGGCACTCTGTGCTGTTACCCGGGGTCTGGTAGACATTCAGAAGGCCATACGGGAACGTATTGTTGTACCATGCCACGGTAGGCCACGGCCCAGGCTGGGCCTTGTATAGGAATTGCGTGTACTGTGTTTCCGTAGCGTAGACGTCAAGCGTGAAATCGAGCGCATTGAAGCGTGTGAATCCGTGCGTGATGCGCAGCGGGCGCGGAATCGGCAAGTCACCGGGGACTGTGAAGGTGATGCTATCCAGGCCGGCAGAGTTTCCGATCGCCGGCGCAGACATCGTTATGGTCGTCGGCGTTACCGACAGCACTGTGGCATTGACCGGAATCAGTCCCTGCGCATCTGACAGGATCGAGCCGGAGCCAACCTGAAAAGCCGGATTCTGTCCGGAGACAAGCTGCGGCGGCAGGTTGGTAATTCCGGCTATGACCGGTGAGCCTGCCGTTAGAGTCCCGGTAAAAGGCTGCAGTCCGAGCAGGGTGCATACCGGATTGCCTATCTTGTACAGGCGCTGCTGCGCCGTCCACGAAAGAATGTTTTCCTGCGAGCCAAATATATGGTCTTTATCCAGGCTGAGCGAGTCGAGCAAATCGTTCAGCGTGTCCAAACAATCCGCAGCGTCGAACTCCGCGAGCTGCTCGCCAGACTGATACGAATTGATGCGACGCAGCGCCCCTTTGATGAGGCTCTCTGCCGTAGTGGTTCCAATGGTCATGAAAAAGCTCCCGCGGTGAACTGGCTGGACACGGCCATCTTCGGCGCATTGACCGTAAGCGTTATTGGCGGCGTGTAGGCTTCGCTCACCGGAGTCGTGTTGGTCACTGTGACCGGTTGCCCTGCTGCTGGCGATTGCGCTGTTACGACGTCTACCGGCGCTCCGGGTTGCCACACGATGGCCACCGGCCAAGGGGAGAAATATCCAACTGTCGGCGCAGAAGTCTGAGCGTTCGGCACAGAGCCATCGTTCGGAACGATATTGGCCTCGATCAGCGCCACGGTAGCCGCTCGATAGTTCAGGCCAACCAGATTCGGCATCGTCGCCATACCCATTCATCCGAAAGAAAAAGAGCCGCCCTAAGGCGGCCCCAAGGCCCCGAGGCCACCCGAGGAGACTCGATTACCAGTCCATCTGGTTGCCAGAAGCGGGCTTGATCCAGTTGGGTTGGACGCGCAGAACGTTGACCTGATACGTTTCAGCGGTGGGCGTGATCGGCGATGCGGTTGCGTTGATATAAGTGATCGCAAGCGTATCGACTGCCGACACGCGAACGTTCACGATACCCAAACCAGCTTGGAAGCTCGGCTTGCTCACATCCACATTGTCGGTAACCAACAGGCCAATGCCGGTTGCAGCAAAGGTCTGTTCGGCAGTCGTGTTTGCCGCCACAGCGGTGGGCGTCAGAGCGATGGAGAAAATCCCCGTCTTCTGGACGTTACCGATCGGCGACTGGACGGTATCCGGCTGAGTCGCTACGTTCGGCCCAGGATTCGAGCCATCGACGTTAGTGCTTGAAGGGAATGCCATGATATTTTCTCCTTAGCCCGACACGCGGCAAGCCAGCGAACGATAGAGGCTCGAAAATCCGTATGCCACATCCATACGTGTCGGTTCCGCGTCGTTATTGATCGTATATTGCGTTGCAACCCGGATCGATAGACCGAGATCTTCATCGAATGCTCGACTTGCTTCGACCGCGGTGCGCGGCAGCGGCAAATCGACGAAGGCCAGTGCGAAGGCATCCCGATGGAAGTACAGATTTTCCGTCGAGGAGGTCGCCGCTGCTGCGCCGCCGTTGATCGTCACAGCCGGGTTCCCAGTGAATGCAGCACGCGCTTGGCAGTTCTGGAACTGGCCGCCCGTGATCACGCACTCGCCGATCGTTACCGACAGCGTGCCGGTACCGCTCGACGTATAGACGCCGGTCGTTGCGTTGAACGTGCCAGCCGCGAGCGTCGCAGGAGCGAAGCCGGGACCGCCAGGCGCAGCCGACCCAGTGAGTTGCGCGTAGCCGCCCGGAGGAAGCACCACGAACTGCTTGAGCGTGGTGCCGTAGCTGCCGCGGTTCTGCGGGTTGACCGGGAAGATACCGGCGATCTGGATCGTGTCGCCGACCGTGCACTGAGCTGCAGTGTTGGTCAAGCCTTGGATGTTCAACACACCCGTCTGCGCCCAGCCCGAAGTGAGCAACGCCGAACCAGCAGAAGCCGTAGTCACGCCAGCCAAGACCGGCGTACCAGTCAAGGTGCCAGTCGTATAGTTGGCGATGTTCGGATCTTCGAACCAGTCGGCGCCGGCGGTCTTCAAGGCGATCATGCCCGTCTCGAAGTAGTCGCTGATGTTCGCTTGCGGATTGAAGAGGCCCGACAGTGCCGGCGTCAGGAACGCATTGGCAATTGGGTGCATCACGGCGGTCGGGATCAAGCCCTTGGGCATGCCTTCCGACACGAGGATAGCGCGAGCGTTGGTGAATGCTTGGAGCGCCGCCTGTGCGGTCTGGCCGCTGCCGGGGGGCGTACCGGGCGTGCCTTGACGGTTTGCGGTGTTCTGCAAAGCGAAGTAGGCGCCGTCCGAATCGATGCGGTTACCCACTGCGACGCAAGCCGGGTGGATGAAGCGCTCTTCGAAGTCGTCGATGTCCAACAGCATGTTGATGGTGTTGAACTGGATGTCGACGTGGAACTGATACAGGATGTTGACCGGTACGTAGTTCTCCGTGCTGGGCTCGACATTGAGCGCAGGGCCGAAAGTACCGAGGTAGCGCGGGGGCAGGCGGACGTTACACGTCGCACCGATCTTGCGGCCCTTTTGCCCGAATTCTTTGTCGTACTGGCGGTTGAATTTGTCCGTCAAAACGCACATGTTTGCCAGAACCGGGAGTGCCCGGTTGGTGATCTGGCTGATCGTGAGTAGCTGATTTGACACGTGTAGCTCCTAAGCGCGCCATGAGGCGCAAAGCATCCGCAAAAGCGCAGCTTAGGGACCACCGGAGATGCGGCTTAATGCCGCTTACGTGAACCGAGATTGACGCGGTTGCGCTTGGCAAAGTCCTCGATTGATTCCCGGATGTTCATATCCTTCGAATCTTTCGAAGCTGCTGCGTTACCGCCTGCATCTAACGGCGCGAACACCGGGGCCGGCTTGCTGCGCGGCTTGCTCAGGTCAATGCCTGTATTGGTGCTCGGCTCGGTCTTGGCGACCTTCCCGTTGGATGCTTCTTTGCTCGACTTGCTGTCGTGCTCGGTTTGAGTGCTACCACCGAATGGCGTGAGTGTACTCTCAATTTTTCCGATTTTCACTAATTGGGTGTGTGGCGACAATTTCAGTAGCGAAACTAATACATCCGGGTTCTTGGCCAGATAGTAGGTCAGTTCGGCCACCATCTCGGATTCTTCGAGGTAAGTACCGATGGCTGGCGACAGCGTAGAGTCGTTGCCCATGATCGTTTCTTCGAAGTCTGGCACCAGGTCTATGGCCTTCACAATGCGGCCTTTGGCGGTCTCGATACGCTCGTCATACTCGCGCTTTTGCGCCGCAGTACGGTCTTCTTCGGCCTTTTCAGCCAGGCGTTTGTCGACGCCGTACTGAATCATTGCGTCCACCCAATCGTTCTCGCTGGAGAAATTCTGGCGCAATGGGGGTACCGGTGCAGTGCTTTCCACCGTCTCCGGGGTACTCCCTTGCTTGAGCGCCGCCAATTGTTTCTCAAGATTCTCGGCGCGCTGCTCTGCAAGATGGCGCTGATTGTACTCGGCCTCGGCGAACTCTTCGGCTTCCATGCGCTTGCGATGCTGCTTGCCGACGGCCCTTTGCATGCGCTTCGTGAGCACCTCCTTATCGGCGGCACTCAGACCTTTTTCATCTTCGTCGTCGTCTTGGTCTTGATCCTGCTGCTGCCCGGTCGGCTTGCTGGCATCCTTGCCCTCGGGCTTTTGCGCTTGCACTTGCTGATCACCTTGGGGCTGATCCAACTCGACTCCGGCATCGGCCAGGATTCCAGTCAGATCGGTACTATCGAGTACGGTTACGGTCATTTGCATTCTCCAACGAAGAGTGGCGAATATTTACGCTCGAAAACCTCTTTCGGATTGATATAGACATACCCATCCTCCTGAGTTACCAGATAGTCACCTTCGATCGGAAAGTAACGAGCCGTCATTTCTTCGGTGATTATCGAGTTTGTACCATCTCGGAGAGCCACGTCGTATGAACCGTTGTTGTGCGCCTCATTGTCAATGCTAACTATCTCGATAGCTCGTACCTTTACTGGTTTTGCCGTATGCGTAAAGTTCATTGCTGCTCTCCGGTGGGCTGCTGAGGTTGAACGGCTCGGTCGGCCGCAGATTGTGATGCATCATGCAAAAGCTGTTTTTCGAGCATCCGCGCATCGTGGCCACGGTCGGCGTTTGAGTCGATGATCTTGCCGCCGGCGCGGATTTCTTCGACTTGCAGCGACGTAGCGGCACGTGTCTCGGTGTCGTGCGCTTTGACGACAGCCGCCATATGCGCCTTCTGCAATCCCTGCTTGATCTCCGTTGTCACCGCCTGGAGCTGCTGCTGGAGCGTCGTGATCTGGTTGGCCTGCGCCTGAACGATGCTCTTGGCGCGGCTCGATAGGCCCTCCATGATCTTCTTCAAGCCCTCGGGATTCGAGGCCATCAGCCGGTCGGCCAACTCCTGCATGTACGGATGGTCTATCGAACGGAATACCAAATCCGGGGCAGTCTTGGCGATAATCTCTGCTAGCGGCGGGATCTTGATCATCTCGACCAGATTCGATGCACCCTCTTCGCGTTTCGTCTCATAGCCTGGACCGGTGTCCATCACGACATCGTACTTGCCGATAGAGAGGTCATTCTTGACGCGCTCGATACCGCCATCGTCGGTCTCTTTGTCGTTGACCTTGACCATCTGCGGCGTCGAGTCCTCGCCGATCACGCGCTGCATGCGACCTGGTTCTGAGTAGTAAGTCGGAATCCATTCGACCATAACGCGCCAGCACTGGGCGATGGCCTGCGTCAGGTTGTCGTAATACTGGAAGTGCGACTGATCTGAGAGCCACTGACGACGGTCTATGGCGCGGCCAGATACAACGACACCCTGCTGATCCTGTCCGGGCTCGTTCGGCATGCCAGCCACAGCGACCAAGTTAGACCTCATACCCTGCACGAACTCGCTGAAACCCGCCTCGATTTGTGCCGGTGGCTGACGTGCTGGCGCTGGGATCATGATCGGCAGACTGCCGGTCTCGATGACGATCGGCTTGTATGTCAGTACCGAGTATGACTTTTGGTTTGCATTATCCCACTCAGGGTGGCCGTCAAGCTGCCCTTCTGCTGCGACCCACGGCGCTTTAGGCGCGAGCCCTAGACGCTTGATCTTAGCCACTTCGCCATAGTTGACCATGCGCTGAGGGTCCATCATCGAATCGACCATGCCCTTGCGTCGGATCGCACCGTCCACATCCATCGTGTTGCCATCGACACGAAACACCGGAATCATGCTTCCGGGCAACTCCTGGCGCTCGACTACGACCAGGCCATTGAGCCTGAACCATTCCACCTGGCGCTTTACCGAGTCACGCTCGTTGACAATTCGAATGCCTGCCTGCGTTAAGCTATCGACAGCATCTTTCAGCGAGGCCACTGAGCCTGTTATCCGCTTCAACTCCGACTGGTAGACCATATGCTCTTGGCCAGTCTTGTCGACGATCTGATAGAGCTTCTCTGGCTTCTCACGGATGCGGAAATACTCGGCGAGCCGGATTTCCTCTTTGTCTTCCCAGTCGATGCGGCTCTGCTGGCGGTCGATATCGTTCCACTGCACATTCTTCGCGTTCGGGTAGCGACGGCGGTACTCCTGCCGCTTCATCTTGACTGATATCAAGCACCAGTTCTGGTCAGCGCCGCTAGGCATCATGGCGCTCGGGTCCATGTGCACACTGAAAATATTGCGGATCGGCAGGATGCGTAGATCCTTCTGGAACGAGCGCGGGTCGACATACTCAGCGACTAGCCGGAAGTAGCCCTCGCCTGCATCTACAGCACGCTCGGCGGCCAGATCGTAGGCGATCGACGCTTCGGAACGCGTTTCAACATGCCGACCGATGCCGTTGATGATTTCGGCGAGCTCGACATCGGCGCCATCGCCTACCGGATGGCACTTGCCGCGCGGACGCTGCTGCTTGATGTTGTTCACCACGCGGCGCACGAATGCATCGGTGAGGTTGATGGTCAGCTCAGGCGAATCCTCGGAAGCGCTCGTGCCCGTATCGTGGTCCCACTGATCGCCGTCACGGAACAGCATCGCAGCCTTAGCGCGTTTGCGGTTATCGGAATAAGCTTCAGCCGCGATCTGCAGGCGGTCTTTTGCTTCGAGCCATATTTCTTCGTCAGAGATCGCAGCAAACTCGCGATCCTCTTCGGTGCGCTGGGTTGGCTCGTTGGCGCCGTGTGTTACTTGGTCGGTCATGATCTCATCCAGCCTGTGTTTGACCCAAGGCGCCGATGAATGAACTGCGGCTTTGGCTCTGGTTTAATTGCTTCCGGCTTGGCCAGCTCGGGGAATAGATCGGTCATAGCCCATATCATCGCATCGGCACGGTTCGGGCTGTTCTCGCCGGTATAGCCATGCGTGGTCATTGCGCATAACTCGTCTTCCATCTCTTGGAACACGCCAGCTAAGCGGACCTTTCCAGCGTCTACCAGGGCTGATATCGGCTCGGCTCGGATGACCTTGCCACGCGTCGCGGTGACCGGCCTGAACGGTACATTCGGCAGCGCCGTGCGTACCACGAACTTGACCATCGCGCCGCCATAATTCACCTCACCGACGATGCGATCGCCGCCCCAACGCTTATAGGCATCCGTCGCAACCTTGCCCCACACAGCAGGACCAGCCTTGCACGTCAGATCCTCCAATACATACCCATTCCCATCAATTCCGAGACCAGCCACGACAATTCCGATTTCGTCATTGTCGACGTTGTCATCATCATCGGCGCCTGACGGATCGACTGCCACGACGATACGCAACATGTCCGGCAGTTCGTCATCAATGTTGCGCCAACGTTCAAACACTTCTTCGGAGAAAAGTGCATTAGGCGAGGCATCGCGGAACTCTCCTTCGAGGAAGCGCTTGCGCATCCGTGGCGACATTTCGGACAGCGTCTTCAGGTAGTCGGCGGACAGATTCTCTTGGTTGTCGCGAGGATTGATCTGCATGAAGGCGTAGTTGTCGGGCTCGCTCAACGATGCACGCGTTTCGGGACTCACCTTGGTCTTAAACAGGCGATAGGTCCAATGCCCTTTGTCGGGCGGATTCTCGTCGTAATACATCTTCATGATCAGATCGTTGCCCGTCGCATTGTCGCGTACCTTCTGCGCCAAGCGCGTCATGACCATTTCACGCCCCGAATATGGAATCTGAGAGCACTCATTCAAAAAGATGTCGGCAAACTCTGTGCCGAGAATCTTCTCAGTGCGCTGCTTGTCATCGAGGCCGCCGAACCACAGCTCACTGCCACCGGGAAACGTCGCATAGCCCAGCGACTTATTCACGTCATATGGGACGCCCGGAAAGCATATGGACATCACCTTAGGAAAGGTGTCCAGCATGATTGAGTTCTTGACGTGACCAAAGCGAAAACGAAGCACAGCGCCGCGTGAGCCGGGCGCCTTAAGACGACGTTGGACCTGCTTCCTAATAATTAGCAGCGTCTTTCCGGACCTAGAACCACCCGCAAGCATCACGTGCTTCGCCGGCCCGTTCAGCATCTCCTGGGCTTCGGCCTGCCTAGTAGTGAGCTTGAACTCAGCCATGTACGTCTGATCCATTGAGCACGAGCTGCATCGGTGCTTCCGGATCGCCGGTATGCTGCACGCTATCGCCAAACTTCTTGCGGTTGCGTATCTTCAGCTCCCACTTACGAGCGTCCATGCGGTTCTTTGCGATCGCCGAGTCCTTTTCCGTATCCGCGATATAGACGATATCTTGCAGGCAAGAATCTTCGTAATCCTTGTAGGCCTGATCGTACTGAGCTTGCAGTTCTGGCGCACGCTTGCGCCATTTATTAAACGTCGCCCGGTCGGGCATGCCCTTCAGTTCGCACGTCTCGCGCAAGCTCTTGCCGTCTGCAATAAGCTCGCATATCTCATCGAACAGCTTCTGAGAGAACTCAGTACGCGGCGCTTGTCCTTTCTTACCGGCCATCGTTACGCTCCTGAGCCGATCTTGATCTTCGTGTACTGCGGTTCAGCGCCGCACGATTTGCGCAACTCACTGATGCGCTCTTGACGGTCCCAGATGTCCTGGCTTTCCTGCATCTTCACGAAGAATTCCATCGCCTTCCGATTGATCTCACTTATCGAGAGCAACCCCTTCGAGTTGCCGAAATTGATCGTGCCGTCTCTATTGATCGTTGCCATCTCAGTGCCCGCAACAGGGTTGAGTTTTGGAGCCGCATGAGATGCAGGTACGAACCGAATCCTGCGCGATATCGTAGCTGTGCTTTGCTATAAATCCCGCAGTGGAATGGCGGCGTGGAATGGCATCCCGAAATACAGCATATTCTCGGTCGAGAGCACCTACCGACTCTTTCAGTATTAACATGCGAAACGCTTCGCTGATGATTGCCATCATCTCGCCCTCGGGTCATGACTCTCGCGGGCATACCAACCGGAAACGAACGCCTGGCACAGCCCGTGATTCGGAAAGTGAAGCGCGCGCTCGGGTTTATCGTGGTCTAGCTCCTCGGGATAGAGCGTGACGACATATTCCGGCCCGTAGTTGCGCACGTTGAGTAGGTTGCCTTTGCGCCAGTCGGACGGGATGCTGACGTAGCGCAGTTCGTCGCCGGAGTCATCGATTAGCGCCTGCTCGCTGGTTTCGGTAGGCACGTCATCGACGGCCTCGACTGGCAGCGCACCACGCTTGACGTTAGCGCGCTTCATTCTGCTTTCGCGCTTGGATTTCGCGTGCATAGCAGAACAGCTTGTCACGCATACGGCGATCTTCTGTGTTGATATACAGCGCGTCTTCGATCCAGGCGCTTTGAGCAGCGATTGCTGCGGCGATGTGCGCACGTTTGCGCAGCTTGTGAAGTGCTTTTCCTGTCATCTTGATCAGTTTTTCCTTGGAAGCAACGAAGTCCGATGTTTCATCGATCCAAATCTTGTCGAGCGTATTCATGCTGCCTCCTGTTCGACTATCCCGCTCACATCGGCTTCACGGCACATGATATGCATCGTGTTTCCCCAATAAATTTGCTGAAAGCTGTAGCCAACATACCGGCCTTCCAACTGCACCGAGCCGAGCTCAACGATATCGCCCACCTTCACCTGGGTTGGCAAAAATGTCTTGCTGCGCCACATCTTCGTGCGACGGTGCTTGTCCGGGTGGTCATATCGCAATGGAAAGTGGCCAGGCCCAACAGCCTTCACGATCCCGCGAACCGGCTTGATCTCTTCGACAACAAGCAGAATCTTCGAATGCTCTATCGGCAGCGGCTCGACCACGATGTAGTCGTGAAGCGGCTGGATCTTCTCGTCGGGCGCAACGTAGGTCTTCGTCTCGTAAGACAACTCCCCGCCAGCGCCATTGGTCTTGAGGTTGACGCCCATTATCGAATCCTTGTTTCGGCATTCAAAAGAAGTTGTCGATGATGGTCATCCAGATGGCATGCATGGTCCACGACGATGCCCTCCAAAATCTTGCCGTGCCATCCATGGTCTAGCCACGAAGGCTCTACGATCCTTAGGTCTTCCCGCAAAATCTTCGCAGCGAGCTTGCGGACATAGTCGGTGGCGAAAGGATGCGGAGAAACATATACGGCACCGCGCGGCGCAGCCTTCATTTGCTCTGTCGTGCGCCCAGTTCCACGCTCATAATCGATAGTCATCAGCGAAATCTCCGTATGTAGCGCTTGTGATACCGCTGAATATCCGTAACCGACTCAAACGGCATATCCCATGCCATAGCAGGTCCGAATGTGCGCAGCACCCACTTCCCAGCCTCGCAAAAGATGTGTGACTTGCGCTGCGGCGGACTCACAATCGAAGGTAGGTGCATCATGTCAATAAGCCTCCAACCCATAAATCTTCCTTACTCTGGCATCCTCATCCGCATCGTATTCAGTCGCAGCAGCATGGCGCAAAGCCCCGAAGAACTCCTGCGGCGTTACACCGTTCTCCAGGCAGATCCGATCGAAGTCCGCGGCCATTTCTTCCATGGTGATAAGCTGGTTAGGCATCAGTGGCGCTTCCTGCCGTATGCCGGCTCAGGCTTCGTATAACCCGGCTTAGCGCCCTTCTTCTCGGTCACCTTGCCAGCATCCGGCGTCTTACCACTGCCAGCCTGCGCTTGCTTGGTCATGCCATCCGGCTTGTGATGAACGCCAAGGTGCGTAATCTGCAACTCGACATGGCGCTCTTCATCGCCGCCCTCGCGCTTCTCTGCACGAGCGCCGACGACATGCGCCTTCGAATGCATCGTGACCTCGCTACCGACCTCGGGCATATCGTTCATGCCCATCTTCTTCATGCTGTCGTGGTCGAGATGCACCTTTAGGCCGTACGGATACTCGGGGCCGTCAGAGTTGGTCATGGCATTGGTCGCGCCTTCCTTCTTCGCAGCGTTGGTGCGGCGCATGTCGGTCATGTTGACCGCGCTCATGGTCTCGTCGCCCTTGGCCTTTCCTTTGACGTCACGGGGCATTATTTTTGCTCCTTGCGATCGTTGTAGGCGTCTGGCGACTTGCGTACTGCGCCGCTCTGCTGGCCTTGGCTGGTGCCATTCCGGTCGAAGTGCCCAGTGGGAAGCCTAGGCTGCGATTTGGGTTGACTCGGTTTCTGTGAGATTTTGCTCATGCTGCCCTCGCGAATTGGCCATGGAATTGCTGCGCTGCTCGCATATAGGCGGCATGCGCCTCTTCTGCGCTATCGAATAGGCCGAGGTACTTGAGGCTCCCCTCAATCCGTATGTCGGCCCTGAATCTACCTATTTGCTTGTGGAACCCGACACCCTTGAGCCCACTGGTGTTACGCAAAGAAATCTTACTATTTGCATTGTTTTGGGACCTTGTTGCCTCGCGAAGATTGCAGGGACGATTGTCATCACGTACTCCGTTGGCATGGTCAACGTGCAAATCTGGCCAACGACCATTTGTCATCGCGAACGTGATTCGGTGCTCATAGATGCGCGAACCATCGATGTAGACCCGGCGATACCCATCGCTCTTCAGGCTTCCGGCGCGATCGTCGGCGTGATGCCCTAAGCTAGCCCCTCGCCAGCACAGGAACCCGGTCGCTTCATCGAGGCGCAACAAAAAATGTAACCTAGCGATCGCAATTCGTCTCATGACCTAACTCCTTTCTTGGCCTGCTCTCTGGCTTCCGAGTAGCCCAAAGCAAGGCGCTGCTTGACGTTCGAGTACTTGCGATCCTCACGTTTCGATGACACAAACCGCGAGAGGAAGTCGGAAAGCTTCTCGCCCTGTTTAGCTGCTGGCATGGCGACTCTCCGAAATGTTGATGGCGGTATTCATACCTCAATCTTGATGATTTGGCAAGATTATCGGGTGTGGACTAGCCAAGCACCCGCGAAAACGAGCGATGCAGCCACCGGATGGACGAACAGTCCGACCAAAAAGGCGACAAACAGCGTGCAAAGGCAGAATTTCAGCATGATTGCTCCAGGGTTGATGTGAATCGTAGCGACTGCCGAACGAATTCGGGCATGAGATGCGCTAAATCCGGCACAGGAGGCGGCGCTAGCCGCGCCTGTGCCTCTGCGTATCGCTTGGCCGTGTAGGCGCTTATCCTGAACTCGGCAGCGTCGCCAAGGGGCTCGCTAGTGCGGAATAGACGAGTTTTCTGCGCTCGACCTTTGCGATCACCACGCAGCATGCCCAGCTCGATAAGTAGTAGCGCCTTCTTGCGGATCGCGTCCGGCTTCTGGCACATCACCTCGGCCAATTCATCGAACGTGGCCCCTGGATTCGCCTCGACCGCCAGGCATAGGTTGCGATGACTATCCTTCATGATGATCTCTCCATTCGATGAACGGCTTGCGCAAATGCTCGTGAAACCGCTCAGCAGCGGTCGGATTCGTGTCCAGCTCGCGGCGGCTGTCTATGCCGCATACGACGCGCACGACCTCGGCAGCCTCTGCCGCATCCCCCGGATTGAAATCGGTGTCGTGCACGAGCCATTGTCGAAACACAGGGTCGCGGCAGAGGATTGCTGAGAGGCGTGCGAGGGACTGCATGGTTAAACGAATCTCGTAAACGAAAGCGCCAAACAAATCGCATTGAACTCCCGAGACGCAGTTTCAACGGCGATCATGTAATTTTCTTGCTCTTTAAGCATCGCTGAGTGCATCACCGCGTTCTGCTCCACGACAGCCATCTGCATACGCAGAAGCTCACGCGCTACATGCTGCGTGCGCTTCTCCCTCAATCGTTCTGGCGTCATCACAAAATCTCCAACGAATGTTGAGCCACGGCATAACTGATCGGCGCGAGGCTGCTCATACGAAATGCCTCTGCGCATACCTAGCGATCAACAGAGCGTCAGAACGCCCATGATGCTTCTTGAGCGGACAGAATGCAGAGCCGAACAGCTTTCGCGCATGGGCAAGACTCTGATCTTTGGTATCGCTGATTTCGCTCTTGCGGATGCCATACCATTTCTGCCATGCCTGGGGCGAGACGAATAGCGTGTCTACACCGCACAGTTCGAGCACTGTGCTGATGACAGCCTTCGTAGCCGCCAGTGATGCCATCGTCTGCACCGAACCGCCAGCGAAGGTGTTTAGCACCTCCATGACGCATATGGCGCTGCGATCAGCTGGCAAGCGTTTCAGCAGAAGCGCCTTCAAAGCGACGGGGTCGATCTCGTTCTTGACCTTGCTCACATCTCGCTTGAGGCGGATCGGCAGGTCATCGACGTAGACGCTTTCACCGTCGAGAGTGGCGAGAGCACCGGTTATGCCAGGGTCGATACCAATGACGATAGTCATGCTTTAGCTCCATCGCGCACGCGTGTGCTGGTGATCATGGTGTCTCCCAAATCTTCTGCCCAGTGGCCAGTTTCAAAGCCCTGGCGATCTGGTACAGGTTCGTGTATTCCTCGCGATCCTCATCCGCACAGTTCTCGAGCACCTTGCGTCCAGCGCTCGAAAGCATCGCGTCAGTAGCGCAGCGACGGACCTCATAGGTGAGTGGCAAGCCAGATAGCGACATCCCACGCCGAAGCAGCTTAAATGCCCACTCAGCGGTCGGCTCGGGGTTGGTCAACCGCTTGAGCAGCGGTCCAATCTGCGCGATATGGGCATCAACAACACTCGGCGTCGATTGACCTCCGCTTTCAAGCCGAAGCGTATGGCTGGCAGATTCGTAAAGCCGCGTCTGCTTGCACAGGCCGAAGAACTCGGGAAGCGTCGGCGGAAATTTCAGCGTAAGAAGCGCGCCAACCCCGGCTTTGAGCTCAGCGTTCGATAGTTTCGCGAGTGCCCTGCCCCACTCGACCTTAACGCCTTCGAGGTCAACCCCGCGCCACTGGTCGAGGAAACGAGCGCCCCACGTCCTGGCCATTTTCTCGAACAGACCCGTGACCCAATGCTCCGGCGCAGCATCCTTCGGCCAATTGCTCGGCGCTAGGGGGTTAGATGTCGATGATGTCGCTGGCAGGTTCATGAGGCGTGTTTCCGGTGAGAATTTCGTAGGCGCGTCTGCGATCGTCATGCACGTTCAAAGGCTTAGAGGGTGATGCGCGGGCCTGTGGCGCAGCTGCTTCGGTGGTCCATCGCTCGGCGATTCGAAGGACGTACGCCGGCGCTATGCGCTGACCTGGCTTAGCGGCTTTGGCTTCCGCACATGCGGCTTCGACCGTTGCGACGGAAACACCGGCATCAGCCGCTGCGATGATTCGGGGATCTGCGGGTTGCGCTGCGATGCTGTATCGACGCATTGCAGCAGACAATTCGGCAGGTTGCGCGCGAGGTATACCGCTATGCGTACTTTTTCCGCCTGTTGCTAAGGTTTTAGGTGTTAACGGTAATGGTAATGGTAAAGGGCATTCCTCAAGCACCTCTGGGGCATCTACTTGAGCAATGCTCGGAGCATCCTTTTTTCCCCATCTCGCTTCCGCTGCCTTCCGTGCCTTTTCGCTCGCTGCCCCTTTTCCCTCAAGGGCAGCAGCGATTTCCTCATCAATTATCTTGTGATGCCATGCACCATCATGGACATAAAATAATTTCTCTAGAACAGGCCGCGTTTTCTTCCAAAGAAATGCAGATAAACGCGTGACGTTTTGCAGAATTTCATCATCGTCGGGCGGCGGACCAGAGCGCCAATAGTCCATCATGAGCAGAAAATATGCCCCATGTTGTTCGGTGGTCAAGCGAGTTGTGTCCGCCAAATAGTTACCGATATAAATCGGCATCCATATGTCGGCCTTGTTCTTCTCAGCGCACGCCATGATGCTCTATTCCTGCTCTTCTCGGCCATACCAGAGGTCTTTTAAGACAATCGGTAAGTTGCGATCTTTCGCAATTTCGATGATGCGACGATGGTGCTTGCCCGGCACTTGCCCTCCTTGCGGATCTTTCGGGCGAGGCCTGCGCCACCGGCAAACCGTTGCTGAGCTTATACCCAGAGCTCTAGCGAGTGGCGCGATTCCATTGAATTCTTTGATGACAATCTCAGCGGGGGTCATAGCAGTCCTCTTTCCGTTTCGTTGATATTAGCGTATCACCAAGAACACCTCAAGGGAATCTTTCCTATACTTCGGTGGTCAAGTTGTCATTACCCCACTGGAGTATCCAATATGCGACACATTGACCTGAAATGGTTCCGCGCATTGCTCAAGACCCGCAAGATGTCTCAGAAGGAACTGGCGGACGCGATCCATATGAATCCGTCAAGCATGTCCCTCACTCTCAGCGGCAAGCGAGAAGTCAGGCTCGGCGAGGCTCAACAGATAGCCCGAGTGCTTGATCTGTCTATAGAAGAACTCGTCGCACACTTCGGAAATGGCGACGACAACCGCACATCGATTGTCAAGTTCTCCATAGTCCGAGGCCGCAAGCGGAGGAAAAGGACAATACCGCTATTGCCATGACGCAAATATTTATTCAAAAATCATTGGCAAAATGCATACGTTGAATTATAGTTGATTCCAACGCAGCACCACGAACAACCGCGAGGCCGTCATGTACCACGTAATCGATATCCGAACCGGTGCTGACGAAGGCGGCTTTGATACGCCTGACGACGCCCACACTTTGGCTGATCGGCTGGAACAAGCAATCGGATACGTGCGGTATGTGGTGCGCTGGCTCAATTTCTAATAACTGGAGAGGAAGAGATGAAACTGACACTGGAAATGCTCGATGCAATCGCCCTGAATCATGGCGGTCACGGCTCGCCCGACGATGGTCACTGCCTGCTCGAAGTCGTGAGCATGTTCGCTAACGAACCGTTTGGCGACACGCCGGAATGCGTCGATCCGGTGCTTCGTTCTTTCGGCATCTCGTGGAACGACGGCATGCACTGCGACGAAGAGCGCGAGCAGCTCAAGCAGTACATCGTGCGCCTGGTTGGCACGAACAAGGGTCCCGAACTCTCCCGCAAGCGTTCTTGGATGGCGATGGACTGGTTGGTACGCGTGCATACCGCTGCCTGGCTCACTTTAACGCCGGCACTCATGCCCCATGCTAATGCGCTGAAAGCGCTGCCACCCTTAACGTGCGAGCAAGACTTGCGTCTTGCGATGCCAGCACTTGAAAAGGCAAAAACCGAAGCCGCAAACGCATGGGCCGCCGCAGGGGCCGCCGCAGGGGCCGCCGCACGGGCCGCCGCATGGGCCGCCGCAGGGGCCGCCGCATGGGCCGCCGCATGGGCCGCCGCAGGGGCCGCCGCATGGGCCGCCGCAGGGGCCGCCGCACGGGCCGCCGCACGGGCCGCCGCAGGGGCCGCCGCATGGGCCGCCGCAGGGGCCTACAGTAAAAACCCTCCAAGCCTCCGCGCATGAACTGCTGTCGCGGATGATCGACGCCGAATAGCGTTAAGCGACGGCCGCTCCATACGCCGCAGCGGTGGGACGCCGCACCACTCTCAGAGGTATCCATGAACTTAGCCCGTACCGAATCCATAGCAGAAGCGCGCCACGAGCAAGCTGCATCGCATTACACGCGCTTGCTGGGCCAGATTGAGGCATACAACGCTGAGCACGAGAAGCTCGCTCGCACTGAATACGAGCGCCTCTGTGCAGCTCCAACCGGCCTCGACATGCAATGCGCTGTCGAATACTTCGCGCAAGCTGAGGGCACGATTCTGAGCTGCGCATGGGCCGGCGACGAAGCGAATCGCGATGCGCGTCTCGGCTTTGCTGTGCGCACACTGCTGGCGACTGCATTCGGCAAGATGGCCGACAACAAGGCAGATGAGCTGATGACTGCGGCTGAGAAGGCTGCCGAGCGAGGTGCAGCGTGAGCGAATCCAAAGCTTACGCCGAAGCGATGGTGCGCGGCGACACCGACGCCTGTTTGCGCATCGAGCAAGCGCATGGCCTCTATGGCTATCCGCCTGAGCTTGTGTCCGCTGGTTTGGCCGCGATCGACCAGGGCGGCGACGCTCACAGAGCTATCGATGCAATCCTCGGAGATGACGAATGAACCTCTCTCCAAACGTCGACCTTAAACGCATCCGCTCGGGCGCGCTATATCGTGCTCGCAGCTTCCTGCGCTCAACCTTTCGCCGCTTCGTCGCATGGGATCGCGCACACCCGGTCTGCGGGATGGTGCTGGCTACTCTTCTGGCGATTGTTTCGGCTTATCTGGTGGTGCTGTTATGAACGCACAAAAGCACTATGGGGCGCCGAAGATGGTGAGCCGTAAATGTGCATGGTGTCGAGACCCTTTCCAAGCGCGTGAAGCAGATGTTAAGCGCGGCTGGGGCTTGTTCTGCTCGAAGTCGTGCAAGGCAAAGAAGCAGGAAAAGCGCACGGGCCAGAACGCGGCATATATCGAAGGCTTCGCCGCGCGAAACGATTACGACGATGACCAGAGTTGGGATGCCCATAAATGAATGACTCCATGTTCCCCGGTAGGGTCGTCTACGACCTCTCCATCGAGAAATACCATGCCGATCGCGACAGCATCTCGAAGACAGGCCTCGACCTGATCGACAAGGCGCCAGCAATCTTCCATGCGTGGCAGTCGCCCGATGCGCCCGCTCGTGTCGCTAAGCCCGGGCAACTTGAGGGCCACCTTGCGCACTGCGCGATTCTTGAGCCGGAAGAGTTTGGCAAGCGGTACGCAGTACCGCCGAAGAATGCGCCACGCAAGCCCACCGAAGCCCAGTGGAATGCAAAGAAGCCGTCCGATGACAGTATCGCGGCTATGGAATGGTGGTCTGCGTGGGCCACTGAGAACCAACAGAAGTTGCCGATTGCGCTCGGTCAGTACGAAGTGGCGATGCGGCAGGCTGAGAGCGTGCGCGCTTTGCCGGAGATTCGTGAGTTTCTGTCGCGCGGTCGCGCCGAGGTGTCGGGCTACTGGACCGATTCAATCACCAACGTGAAATGCAGGTGCCGTCCTGACTTCGTGCGTCCGCTCAGCAAAAGCTCAGTCGTGCTGCTCGATGTGAAAACCTGTGGCGACGCATCGAAAGCAGAATTTGCGAGAGTCGCAGCACGCAAGAACTATCACCGGCAGGATGCCTTTTACTCTGGCGGCTATGGTGTAGCGGCAAATGTTTCTGTCGAGAAATTCATTTTTATCGCCGTCGAGTCCGAATGGCCATATGCCGCGGCATCGTATGAACTAGGCAATGAGAGCCGCGAGGAAGGATTTCTCGAAGTCCACCGCCTGTTGGACATCTACGAGGAATGCCTGCGCACTAATGTATGGCCTGGCTATGCGGACAGCACCACCACGATAGACCTGCCGCCGTACGCATTCAAATCTCAGGAGGTTGAAATTGGCTACGTCTGATATCACAAATCTTCGCAGTACGATCGTACCGAAGTCGGATCAACTAAACGCCGATCAACTGCTTGACGGCGATATGACGATCACCGTTACAGACGTGCGCATGGGCAATGATGAACAGCCCGTGATCCTGCACTACAAGGATGATCAGGGGCGTCCGTTCAAGCCTGGAAAGACCATGCGCAAGTTGCTGATTTTCGCGTGGGGTGAGGACGGGCGCGAGTGGATCGGCAAGTCCATGACGCTTTACAACGATCATGCTGTGAAGTTCGGCGGGATGGTCGTGGGTGGAATTCGCATCAGCCATTTGAGCAATATCGAGCGCGAAATATCGCTGTCGCTGAATTCTACGAAGGGCAAGAAAGCGACGCATACGATATTGCCACTCACGGTCGTAACGCTCGATGACGTGCTCAAGGCAATCAAGGCCGCTACTGGTCGCAACGCGATGAACGCGGCGAAGGTGATGGCAATGAAGCTCACCTCCGAGAGCGACGTGCAGGCAGCTAGTGATGCTTATGCTGAACGCGCGAAAGAGTTGCGCGGCGGTGTGACGAGCGCCCAACCGCCCGTCGAGCCCCAACCTGCCGCACTCAGCGTCGGTACCAAGCACCTCATCGACACCATGAACAGCCGCATGGACATCGACGCACTCGACGCCGACGCCACCCTGATCAGCGAATTGCCCGAAGCCGACCGCGAAGAAGCGACCGAGCGTTACCACCAGCGCCGCGAAGAATTGCTAGGCGCATAACCAACCCCGTTGGGCGCGCATCCCCGGCGCCTCTTTTTCTTCGCTGGAGATAGGCATGCCAACCATCACGCAGAAGGGTTTTATCCACGCCGCCGTAGACGATTACACGAAGCTGCTCGAATACAAATTCGCCACTTACCAAGACATGACTTGTATCGGCTGGGTGTTCGTATGCGAGCACGAACTAACCTTTGAGGTTCCTGGCGAGTTAAACCCAATCGCTATCGAGACGCAGGCGCTGAAGCGCAAAAAAGCAGAGTTGACCTTGGAATTCAAGAGACGCGTGACGCCGATCAACAGTCGCCTGCAAGACCTCAAGTGCATTGAATCATCCGCCACATAACCGGAGTTCGCCATGATCGGATGGATATACATTTTCGGACTAGTCTCGCTGCTTGTTACCTTCTTGTGTGTATTCATCCGCGGTGCTGATGAGCGATGTTTGCGTTCAGAGCCGAAGCCCGATCCTTCAATTGAACGTACAGCTCAGATCATGCTTGATGAATACCACGCACAGATGCGCGCGGGCGGTGAGCCACATTTCCCACACTGGGCTGACGACATCGTAAGGAGCAAGAAATGAAAACCAAAGAGCTAGAAGCATTCATAGCAGCCGCGCATGATGTGATTGATATGAATCACGTGCGGCTCGACGGTGTCACCGTATATGGTATGGGAAAGCTTTGGTCAACATTGGCAGCATACGAATCGGTCGAGCTGCACAAGCCTGCGCATTTGCATCCGAAGGCGAGCGAGCAGACCGATGAGGTGCTCACCCAGTCGGCGTCTAAGGGAGGTGCATGATGGAAGATTTCGTGGTTCGCCACTACAGCGCTGACGAACGGCCAACCATCAAAGGAAATGGGTTCGATTGACTGCGTCTTGGAGAGAATCGAGAAGAGGCGCAGGTACTTACCGAGTATATCAACAGGAAGTTTGACAAATTGCGGCGTCTCTCTGCATCACATGCAGCACTGCTAGCAGCGCTTGAGGAAGCCGAAGCGATTATCGCCAAGAACACGTATCCATGCCCAGATAAGCCAAATAGCACATGGGGCAAGTTGGAATCGATGCGCGCAGCTATTAAGGCTGAGAAGGAGTTGGGATGAAAATCATTCAGATACAAGCTATGGGAGGGGAAGACGGAGACCTGTACGGGCTCGATGAGCAGGGAGGGCTCTACGTATATCGGTCTGCTATGGGTCCTCACACACGCCGCAATGGTCAGCTAGAGGATGGGTGGACGTCGGGATGGGCC